CATAGCATCTTGTGAGTATGCCTTTACCTTAAAGACCCTGTCTGACATACCGTTAACTACGATATCAACAAACTTAGGGAGGATAGGAATTGGTGTCCAATCAAGGTTTAAGTAAGATAGGTCGCCATCAACAGCCAACTCGTTCTTGTACTTCTGTATTGACTGCTCACCTCGAGCATATAACTTAAGTCTATGGAAGTCTCTCCACTGACTGTAAAATCTACAAGACGAAGTGTCTCTTCTAAACCATTCATACTGAATAGCCTGACCAACACTTAGTCCATATTCGGGGGATTCCTTTTCTTTGTCCGAAACAAACTGCCCGGGAAAGGATATAAGTAGAACATTTGCTGTTAATTCCTTCATTTATTTATTTGGCTTGATGGTCCATCATTACGATATGTTGCGAAGTTAATACTAATTTTGTTTGACTTTTTCTCCGCTTGATATGTATGTTTTTGATTCGCCATAATACACAGCCCGGAACTAATGGATGCGTCATGCTTTGTCCTATCATTAATATCAAACTTCGCCCAATCTTCAAGTGTCCTAGTGAATAACATTGACCCTATCTGATCAGGATCTCGGTATATTCCGGATTTATCATAGCCAACAAACTTGGTTATGTATGATTCGATTGCCGATGCGTGTGCCTGACGCACATCCTCCGAACTATTGGGGATGCCACCAAGCTCACACTCTGTCTTTGATAATTTTGAGTAGTGCTTATCAGGTCTATTGATACTAAACCCTCTGTAGCCTCGATTTTTTATATGATAGAGTAGTCTCGGTTTGTTATTTTCCACTAAGATAGGCATTCCATAGAATATAATTGCCATCAGTACCTCCTCAAAGAAAATCTCTGCGGTCTGTGGTCTAGATATATACTCCAAAAAGAACTCGCTAACCGGAGCATCATCCATGTGGAACTTTGTCTGACCATGGAGTGACCCATTAGACCCCCTACCCGATACAACACCCGATATATCATACGAGTCACAGCCAAATGATCCCAAGTGTTCGTTTCCGGGGTACCTTATCCCGTTCTTGATATGGACATTGTTCTGTAGTTCAGGTTTAGGTATCCAACTAACAAGGAATCGTCCTCGACTGTCAGGTACCCATATAACCTTACCATCAACTATGCCGTCCTTCCACTGAAATGAACCACGCGTGACGTGTTGCTCTATAACAAGGGACTCGTTGTAGTCTATCTGCTGATAGATGTTGGTGAGACTGAACAGGGACTGCTTGGTCTCGTCCCTGAACGCGTGTGACTCGGTCCTTGGGAACTGTCGATAGAATTCATTGAGTGCATCAGGGTCATTCTTCAGTGCCTCCACCTCCGCTTCCCAATAATCAATGGCTCCATTACCTATAAGCTTGCCATCTATACCACGAACCGGACTTGGTGGCTTCCTTAACACAGGATGCCCGTGTATATCAATGAACCCCTCAAGGTTTAACTCCATTGGGATGAATATCTTGTACAACCCACTCTTCGTCTGCCCGTTCGCATTTCGCGTATTGACGTCAGACTCGTAATATATCTTCTTGAAGTTGTCCCCACCCTTGTTTAAGGCATTAGATGTAGATCCCATCATACACTTACCAATAATCTTCCCTCCTAGCCGCAGGCAAGTCTTGGTAATACTCCAATTGGTGACAATATTGTTGGGTCTAAGCCACTTCCCACTCTCGTCATGGATCAATAGCTTTAATTTCTCTCCGTCATAGGAGTTGTCGTCGGTGTTCTTCCAATCAATAGTGGTATCTAACCCGTCCATGTCGTCAGGCTTAAGTTCGACCATGTTTTTCTTGGTGATCTTAGACGCGGGTATCCTAAAGGCTAGCTCAGTCTTAGGCTTGTCCATCCCATCCATGATAGGCTTAAAGAAAAATGGAAGCTTTCCGTTGATTGGAACCACCTTGTCGGTGAACATCTTCTTTGCATCAGGTCCCGTCTTGGAAAGTATGCCAATCCTAGCATCTCGCGTGATGGTTCCAATGTTTACACACTCAGATGACCCCATAAACGAGAACCCGGAACGCCTAATCTTAAGGTAGTCCATCCCATAGCACCGATCATCAGCCTTACACGCCTCCCAAAAAAGAAAAAGCACCCTGTTAGCCTCTCGAAAGTCCGGATATCCTACGTCAATAGAAGCCCACTGCACATACATCCAATGTGATCCCGTCATGTAGGTCTTTACTCCGTTGTTCATGAACCAAAATCCGTTCTCTCTATAGTCAAACTGACCCTCGATGTAGTCAACCCACTTATTTCGAAAAGGAAGCGGCATGTCATTCCAATGAAAAATAGATTTTATCTTAGATAACTCGGTAGGCAACTCCTCCCTAACCCAATACTGCTCACTGTGAGACGGTACCCGACTGAAGCACTTGTCAGGCTCTAGTGGAAGTGCAATCTTTAATCCCTCAATCTCTACGATGTCACCTATCTGACCCGTCTTAGAGATAACAACAACGTCGTATTGGTCGTTGTACCCATAGAGCCACCCCCTTAATGAGTTCTTTCTTGACAGAACCTTCTTGTCAATGTATCCATCAAGTACGCGTATGATTACCTTACTTAGATCGTCGTTCGGCGAACCCTTGCTTCTGATCATTACCCTCCCCTTTGTCTTCTGATTCAATTATCTCTCGCTCCGCTTCAATACGTGCTAGTATCTCAAAGGCGTCAAAGATTGCAATCTTCTTTGTCATGGCTGCATTCTTAAGCTTGTCTACAGCAATGGCTGCGGTGTTAATATCGTCTTCATCGAAAGATGATGCGTCCCTTAATATGTCCTGCCTAGCTACCTTTATTAATTGATCCACAGCAACCTCTCCGGCTGAGATGATCTTTAGCTTCATTATCCTTGCGTTGCTTGATGACATACACTATAGTTTGATTGTTATCTGATGATCCATTACCCTATACATCTTCTCTTCATCTATCTTAAACTCGTACTCGCTATTCGGGGTAAAGCAGACTATGTCGCCCTTGCTTATACCCCTGCTCTCTAGGTACTCATTAGGGTACACCATCTCGCCCATGAGAGGCTCCTCGACGAGTGGCTTGTGTATGTATGACTCCTTGGGTGTAATTGGCTTTACAAAGCAGTACTTATCGTGTGCCTTCCATGCACCATCTGACTTAAACAAGAAGAACTGATCGCCCTCAATAAAGAACAGGTCGTCCTTAAAGAAACTCTTTCCACTCCTTCGGGCACCCTTCATGTCATTATAAAACTTAAACGTGTTGTGGTGGACAAGCAAGGTGTCCCCTTCCTTTATCGGACCACTGTAACCAAGTGGCGTGTGTATCACGGTAGCCTCTCGATTAGAAAACAAGTGCTCCTCCTCAGATGTGTTTACCACGAACTCAACACCGGCGATCTCCTTCGTGTTATTATAGCGGGTCCCACCGACGGGCTTGGCTATAAAATAGAACGGAGACCTCATCAGAAGTTGATGTTATACTCTATTGATATTGGAACTGTTGAATTGAATTCTTTCCATAGCGTTATCTCCTCCTTCTCGTTAGATATAAATATCTTTATTGAGTCTGACTTGTTGTCGTACTTGATGGTAACGATCTCATTAGTGTCACCAATAACCTTCTGACCGACAATGTAGTGCATGGCACCACCCTTGTAGTCGGGACCTATAGAGACCTTCCTAATGTCACCCATTATGCTATTTTTGTTACTATTACAGATGAAGAAGGAACTGCCGGAACACTAACATTTATACCACTATAAGCAGCTCCAAAATTTAATCCTATTAAATCGCTCGTAAAAAATACAACCTCAACATAGTCTGTTGAAACTCCATCTATAACAAATGAAGCCGTCTTATTTGATAGATCAGCCCCGGCATGAAATGCCCAATATACTGCACAACTCCCAACATCAACTCCGTTCTTTCTAATCCAAGCTAGACAATATTGGGCAGTTCCTACTGCCTTAATTATCTGTAAGCTTACGTCTATTTTAAATGTGCCACTTGTTACAAATGTGATCTGATTAAAATTTCCTAAACCATCATCATTAATAGTAATATAAGGATTGCTTATATGTGTGGCAGGAAACTCTACAAGGATCGCATCGAGCACGGTTCCTGCTTGACTAGTTAAATTACAAAACCACGCATAGGGCAGAATCGAATTTTGATCAACCCATTCGGGAGAGACTCCCGGACCTTGGCTCTCTAAAATCTGCCCCGTTAGTCCCGCAGTCGCATTAGCAAATAGGGGTCCCGCCCCTACATCCATTCCATTAGTGGCAGAAACAAATTGACCGGTAATGAGTCCTTGACCTATAAGGGTTCCAACCGATTCAATCTGACCATAGCCCAATATATCTCCTGCGAGGCAGGTGATACCATTAGCTACCGTGACTTCATTAACAGACAGGTCGTTTCCTCCTAGGTCAACATTACCCGTAGCTCCCGTATAGGGAACATAGACTGACAATAACTGAGTTGATATAAGATTTAAGAGTCCCCACACCGTGTAGTTCTTTGTCTCATTCAAATTATCAATATCGGTTCCAATCAACATATCACCAAGTGTGACATTATTATCTATTACATAGCCCGCTATCTTGCCCATTAGTTTTTATTTTTTTGTGTTTATTTTATGTTCCTTGTTACCTCTCCGGTAGATAAGTTAATCACAGCATCTGACCCGTACTTCTCTCCTAAGCTCTTCTCGTTAATAAAGAAGGCTTCTCTCATTGAGTCAAGGTCCTTCATCATGTTGTGCTTGGTGATCTCGATGTCACCAATAGAAGTCTTTAACTTTACGAACTGACTGTTCATTGACTGAACCATCTCAAGCTCTTCCTTCTCAAGATACGTTCCATTTTTCTGCTGTCCCTTTTCTACTGTGTCCATTTTATTATATTTTTTTTGTTTTTATATAAACGGTCTCTCCGTTTGATTTAAGTGCTATAAGCTTTGATCCCCTGTTACTATCCTTGTTAAAGGACACATGCACCCAACCTGAGTGTATCCCATCCTTCGGATAGTGGAACTCTAATATCAGTTGGTCAAAGGTAATGTTTTCTTCAATCCACTTTGCTAAATTATAATTACTAACCCCATCCACCTCAATGTCTGCCGCCATACCTAGCTTGTGCTGAGATCGAGGTGACCCTCCAACAGATCGATTGACTTTAATAGACCTAAACCCACTGCTGACACGCAGTGGCTGACGAAAATGTTTACGTATAGGGTCAAGCACGTTAATGCAAAGGTCTGTCAGGCGATCTATCTGCCCTTGGCTAGGATCGTTCTTGTGCCCGGAGTGAGTTACTGTCATCTCCTGTAGTGTGAAGTACTCAGATATCTTTCCCACAGTCTCTTTTAAATAACCACTCGTGATACTTTGCTAGCCACAAGAAGACTAGGGATAGTCCGATGTTTAACATGACGTGTATCCATGGAGGTCCATATAGTGTCAGTGCATTAAAGAATGCGCTTGCTGTTATCATCAACATGCCAACCTTTAATGCAAGCTTGTGATATGTATTTAACTTGTATATTGTTTTATTCTTATCTCCAAATAAATAGATATAGAACATTAACGAGTAGTAAAACAGTACCACATTAGCTAATAGGTTGAGTGTTATTTTTATCATTATTCTTCAATATTGTTCTGTTTCATTATCTTCTTTGCCACTAGCTCG